TAGGCGGCATCTGCGGTAGTCTTTAGGTAACGGGCTAGTTCTTCACCAGGTGCAACACCAGCGGCTACAGCAGATGCCGCAATGGTAGCAGCATCAGCCATACCAAAGGCCGTGCCCCTAACAGCGCTAAGGGCATTATCCATAATGGTGGCAACATCCTCAGTGCTGTTGCCCAAACCAGTTAGCTTTGCCTGAGCTTCCTCAATACCGCTCAGCCTGGCAAAACCACTGGCTAGAACTCCACCCAGGGCTGCGGTAGCAGCACCAGCCACAACAGCTAGGCCGCCTAGAGCTTTCTTGAAACCGCCAGCAAACCCGCTACCTGTTTTCTCACCAGCTACGTTGCCAGCACCCTCAACTCCATTGAGCTCTTTGGTTAGGGCGCTTTTGAAACCCTTGGCAACAGGTATGAGTGTCACATAGGCGTAGGCTTGCTCTGCCATTCAATCTCTCCATCTTTTGCCCGCCGCAAAATGTCTCTGGTATCGTTTCGGATTTTGCGAATTGGTTTCTTGGTGTTGTTAGCTGTCCACGGTCTTGGCCAAGGCTTTGGTTTGCTCTTAGAGTTGACTGTTGCTAATAGGTCATAAGTTGCGGCGGCAATGGTCCAGTTGTAATCAATTGGATGGCTCCAATTATTTTTAGCGGCCTGTAACCAACTTGTGGGGTCACTCATTAGCACACTAATCAAATACACAACCTCATCCCAGGGCACAGTTGTGCCTAGGTCTGCCAGGCCTAAACCAAACCTGGCTCTGAGATCGTAAACAAATGCGGGCTTATAGTCCTCTAGGATTTGGAGGACTGCAAGGATTCCCCCAGTGGGGCCCCCTGTGTCCAGCCTTTCATGGCCTCTGCAAATTGCTCCATTGAGAGCGTGTCAATAACGGCCAATTGCTTTGCATCTAGGACTTCCTCAAGCACTACCCACATAAGCTCATTAGGGTCAGTGTTGCGGGCTTTACGGATAATGCCAACTGGCAGATCCTTGAAATCTGGTAGCTCTACGCTCTTACCATTGTGCTCTACTTTGTAGCTCATTGCGGCTTACCTTTCTTTGGCTTTCTTTTGGTGGAGTATCCCATCACGGCTCTTTCTTTTTATGCGGCGGGAACGGGCCCCTAAGAACCCGCCCCCTATTTTACCTGATAGCCGCCGCAATAAGGCTACCAGGAACCTACTAAGACTCTAGGCTAGAGAACCACTTGCTAACAGTGGTTGAACCAGCATCTGCGTAGGCGGTGATGGTTACTTCATAACCAACTGCCTCACCTGATGCCAGGGTGCGCTCTCCCAGTGCGGTGATCTCACCAGCTGGAATGTAAATGCGCTCCACGTTTGCGCCATCAACAACATCCACAACAAAGGACTTTCTGCCGCCTGTTGAGGTTGGGTCAATGTCAAACTTTCCAGCGGTGTTGGCTGAACCGTAGTAAAGCTCTAGGACTGCCTCATTAGTCTCAATAAACATCATTGAAACGGTGTAGGTGCCCTCAGAGGTTACCTCACGGACCAGTGAGCCATTCTGCCATGCTCTGATCTGAGTGGTTGAGCGGTCAATGCTCTCAGTGATTCCATCAGCTGAGACATAACCTAGGTCAACGAAAGCCACGTTTAGGGCTGAATCGCTGGAGGTTGGTGCCGCTGTGGCGGTTGGTGCCACATACACAGCGCCCGTTACCGCAACTCTTACGTTGTCTGAATCTAGTGCCATTTTTTTTCCTAACTTATTAGTTGAGGTTTGAGCCTCTATGTGTTACGGCGAAACGCATAAATCTGCGCTCACCCTTTAGGTCTGTCACATCCTGTATGGAGGACTGAACAGAGGTTGCCACAATGGGTTCACCATCTGGCAAATCATCAAAAATTGCCTCAACTAGCAAGGCAAGATTTTCAGCATTTGAGAAACTTGTTTCGTAGATGTTGACAGAGATAACAGAACTCATTACTGTCTTGCTGTCACGGCTACCGCCATCACGCCTCAGAATGACCTGTGAGCCACTATCATCAGCCTTGATGCCTACACGGGTGCCTGTCTGTCCCTGAGCCGTTAGAGCGGCACTGAGGCGCTCTACTAGGTGCGCCATAATGTCGCTAAAGATTACGCCATCAGCCATTAGGCAAGCCTCCCTCTAGCTCTCATCTTGGCCCGCTTTGCTGCCAATTGGTTTTTAGTAAATTGGCCACGTAGGCCACCAGCTAAGTCTAGGGCTCTAGAGAGAGCACCAGTATTGGCCTCATCAAAATCTGAGCCTCTAATTACTTTTACTCTAACTCTAGTCCTGGTAATAGTTGATTCTAGCTCAGAGCCAGGTAAAGCAGATTGCACTCTTTTCATTCTGTTAGTGAGTTCATTTTCAACACCCTGGCTCTTGAGCATGTTACGCATACCAGCTGAGTTGAGCTTCACTTTTACGTTAGCCATTTACTTCTCTCTGAACGCTTACCACGGTGCCTGGGGTCCAGCCGCCTAGGCCGTTGCGCCAATCAAATGCCTCACCATCAAGAACGTAGCGCTCTCCACGGATAATAAACACGTCATCATTTCTGATGTTTGTGGCTGGTGGTAAATAAAGATTAAGGCCTGAGGTTACTGTTACCTCACCAGCGCCTACAGTTCTGGATCCAGTCCTAGCTGCAACTATGGCACTCACTTGAGTTTCAGTGGTTACAATAATTGGCTCACCGTAGGGGTCAGTCCCGCTGGAACTTTGTTGGATTTGGGTAATTAGTTCCATAGTTGCCGTTTCCTAGGATTGAGGTTGAGCGGAATGTTAAGCCACGGTAGTATTCTGCAACCTTGGCCTCTGCGGGGCTCATCATTACCTGAGCGCCTACTGCCCAGCTTGCAAAGGACTGGGAGAAAGGTCCCACAGCTTGCTGTTGAACTCCAGCGGCTGCATCTGGGCTAATTGAAAGTGTCCTGGCAACCATGCCAGCAATTACGGCCACAACATCATCTGGGATGTTTGCTGAACCGTGTTCATAGGTGACTGTTACGCCTCTAATGTCACCAAGGTCATAAAGGCTCTGGTGCCTGTCCCAGGTATAATCAACGTCATTGCCGTCAATGTCTTTGACTTCAATGATCTCAATAACAGGCCTTTGGACTAAGCGCACAATGCCATCTTTAGGGAAAAGGCGCACAATGCTTTCAGACACCTCAAACTTTTGAATTGCCCGCTGAACGAACATGGCTGAGGCATCAGCTAGGTAGGCGTTGGCTTTGCTAGTTTCTGCAACTGTGAGGCTACGGCCAAGGCGGGCCTCTACATCTGCAATGGTGGCTAGTGCCATTAGGACCTCTCTCTAAAGATTTGTTTGTGTGGCTAGGGGGCCAGCGTGAACCAGCCCCCTAGCGGTTAGCCTAATTAGGCAGAGAAGTAGGAAACTACAGCCTCAGACTTGACTACCTTTGCACCGTATACGTTTAGTCCACGCACAATGTCAGCGAACTTGGTTGGGTTGCGTAGGGACTCAACAGAGTCAATCTGGTTGACAAATGCAACCATGTCCTGGTGGTAACCAATAGCGGCTGGAACATCTCCAGCAACCAGTGGGGACTCAATAACATCCATGCCGTATAGGCGTAGGATAGCCCCGTCACGTAGCTCAGTGCTTGAGCCAGCAACAGAGACATCAGAGAGATCCTGTAGCAGTAGGTCTGCCATGTCTGGGTTTACAATGATGAAACGGCCAGAGGTTGGAACCTTAGCCTCAGTTAGTGACTTGCGGATTGCACGGATAGCGGCCTTGGCCTCTGCTGGGGTGTCAACTACGACATTGCCAGAGTTGCCGCCAGTTGAGCCAGCAACCATCTGAGCGATTACGTATTCCTCAGCATCCTCAGCCAGGGCACGGCCAGCGGCCTCAGTCCAAGCGTTGAACTCACCAGCGGCCTGAACACGGTCAACGTCATCAACGTTTACAGAGAAAGCCTTTTCCTGGTTCAGCAGCAACTGAACCTCAGTGTCTGCTAGTGCCTCAGCGGTGATTGAACGGCCAGCTGCTGCATAGTCAGTGATGGTTGGGGTGGTTGCGTTGATGATGTGGACAGTGTTGCCACGGGTAGCGTTTCCAACATACTGAGTGTTCAGCGTTGGGATTACAACCTGGTTAGCAATGAAAGACTGAGTTACTCCAGCCGCCCATACTTCAGGAATGAAATTATCAATTGCCATTTTTTTCTACTTTCGTTATAGTTTGCCCATCAGACTATCTAGGCGGCCCTCTTTGCGGGCCTGTAGGATGTCTGAGGGTGACATGTTTTTTAGCTCATCTCTAGAGCGAATCTGAGACTTGCTGGGATTATTTCCACGGCTGCCCTGCCCCAAATCTGGGATCTGTGCCTCTGTGGTCCTGCTATGCGCTTCAACCCATTGCTGAATCGCCTCTGAGTCAACGTTGCCCTCATCATTGATAAATGAGGACTTATCAAAGGACAGCAAAGCGCCGCCCTCTAGAACACGGCTGTTTAGTTGCGCCTTGAGCTCAGCATCAACCAGTTTTGTAGCGAACTCTCTGCGAACACTGAGAGCGGTTTCCGTTTTGGTCTGCTCAATCAGTTTCTCAGTTTCGGTCAACTGTGATTTTCTGATTTCCTCTAGCTCTTTGGCGGCGGTCATGTTTGACTTAGCCTGTTGCTCATTTTTGCGGCTCAGTGACTTCCATTTGTCAACCTCTGCCTTTAGCTTATCCATTTCGGATAGCTCTGGGGTTTCAGTCTCTACAGCCTCAGCGGTAGTTTCCTCAGCCTCAGTTTCAATCTGGTCTGCCTGAATCTCAGCCATTTTTTCTCCATTTCGGAATTGGGTTGTGCGCTCTTTTCAGAGCTAATCAGCGGGATGCTGAAATCTATAAATCTGAGGGACCTGTAAAGTTCTGATCTGCAACGGTAAGCATTGGGCCCAATTCTCCATGCTCTCTAATTGCTATGTCCCTGTAGTCAGGCGCCCTGGCACCTGGGTCTGAAAATCCAAACCTTTCCTCTACTGCCTGGTGGGTTGCATCAAGTCTAAGCTCATCAATAACCTGGCCTGGATCTTGTGTGCCGTAAATAGGCATTTCTCCACAATCACAGCCTGGGTGAATAGGCATGAGCTCTCCACGGGTGTAACGCTGTGTGGATGCCACAAAGCACAGAGCACAGTTTTCTTGGCCCGTCAGTGTCCTGGCATAGCCAACTATGCGTGAATTTCTTGATCTCACGCCAAATCCAGCATTACGCCTGGCTAACTGAACATCAGTTGAGGCAATTGAGCTAATACGGTTTACACCTAGCTGAATGGCCTCAGTCATTGTTTTGCCTTGGCCTAGCGCTGTGTATAAGTCAACAAAAGGCCGCCTGTAAACCTCTTTAGCGGCTGCGCCGTTTCTTAGGGCCTCTGTGCTGAACTGTGCGGCACTTAGGGTTGGTGAAACAAAGTTCTGCCCCTGGACCGTTGCCATTTGCTGGTAGAAAGCTACTTGCAACCTGGCTGCCTGTAGGGATGCACCTGTGAGAGTGTTACTAGCCAGCTTGAAAAAGGCCTCAAAGTCATCATCACGCCATGAGCCCAAGTTGGCAAAAAGACCACCTAGCCTGGCACCAGCTCCACGCACAATGCGAGAACTTAGCCTGTTATAGGCCGCCAGAATCTCTTGCTGAGTGGCCATTATTCTGCTTGTGCTTGTGTGGCATCAGTTTCAGCTTGCAACAGAGTTCTAGGCTTTAGGGTAATCGGTAGAGCATCAATAAATTCAATGTCACCAGATAGGCCAGCCAATCTTGCTGCATCTTGCTGAGATACACCAGACCTAATAAATGCACCTAGAGCCTCAGCCTGTTCCTTAAGGGAAACGGTTTCTGTAGGCTGGTTTTCCTGAGTTTCACCATCTACTGGCACACCCAATAACGTATCTGTTAGCAACGCCTCACCAGCCCGCTCAACTTCCATCTCAGCAACCTCAGCGGGGCTAAACTGTCCCACTAGCTTCATCCTGCTACGGAATGGAACATCTTGGAACTTAGTGTTGGCATCAGCTCTCTCAGAGAGACTGTAGCGCTCAGCTGGTTTCCACAGCGGCTCTAGATCCAAAAGGTTTGCCCGCTCAGTGTCACCCATCCACTTGAACATTAGGCTCATTACCTTGGACCAGCCAACGGTTGCCCTGGCAATGCGGTCCTCAGTCTTGAACACTAGGCCCTCACGGGCTAGGGCTGCACCCTCAGCGCTTTGGTTAGCGCCATCTGGGCTTAGGTAGTGCATAGGTGTGCGGGTTACTGCCGCAAAGTCTTGAATGTCTGCACGGACAGCGTTGATGATGTCCTGGATGCTGGACTGGTCTAACTCTCCAAGTTCTGCATCTGGTGGCAACACCCACATTGCACCTGGTCCAGCCTCAAACAGGCCGTTGTAATCAATCTCATTGCCGTCAGGGTCATGGGTTGGGAAATCGCCCTTTACCCACTTTTGCTTGAACGCCTGAGTGGTTGCAATGATTAGGCGCTGCAAAATCATGTGGTTGATTCTGTCAATGATGTCTAGGAATGGCTCATACTCACCTTTGTCATCAGCGTTGGTGAACTTAACAACAGGGCACTCACCTAGTGGGTTTGGCGCACTGTTTTCCTCATCAAACATCCAGTTATCGGTGTCAAATGGGCTACTGTCTCCAGGCTTTTTGAAAATGAGGATTTCATCTGAATAGTAGAAATAGGCGTGGTGCATACCATTCTCTGAGAACACCTTGACAGCCGCTAGGACTTTTGAGGGGTCCTCTGGGCTGGTAACAGCGTGAACCTGGCGTGGATCCTCAACGGTAACTAGCGGGTATTCACGGCCCTGTGCCATGCCCACAATTGCGTAGGCCTCACCAAACTTTAGGAAGTTGGTGTGTAGGTCTGAGCTGTAAACATCTAGGTTGTTGGCTTTCCACAGTCTGCGGGCTTCATTATCGCCATTCTCATCATCTGCGGCACCAGTGCGAAAGCCTGAAATCCTCATGCGCTCACGCACAGCTGAAACAGCTAGTTGAGCAACATTGAGCCTGGCTTTGCGCTGGAAACGGCGGTATGCCCTGGACTGGCCCTCAGCGCCCTCTGGTAGAGGTGCATCACCGTCATAGTAACGCTCCAACAGGTTGAAATGCGCTTGCTCTTTTGCCAGAGCTTTGAGCATCATCTGTTGTGAGCTATTCAGCTGAGTAGCCATTCAAATTCCTATCTTATGCGGCGTGGCACAAAGGTTGTTTTGGTGGCCTCTCCCTTTGAGAGTGCCTGTAGTCTAGCCTGGTAAGCCAGCACTGCCGCCACAGCGGCATCAATCTTATTTGGTGATTCTGGGTGTTCTTTAGCAATGCTAACGCCAGAGCGGCCAATACGGCGGCGGGCGTTGAGAACATGCCTAGTTAGAGCCAGCCCACTATGCGTGAGCTCTTTATCAATCACAGCGTTTTGGAACTGCTCCAGGGCCCTCACAACCAGATAGCTGCGGTTTCCCGTCATCCACCATTCAATTGGGTGAGCCTGTGAGCTCTTTACCTTGAGAGCCTTACCAAAATCAGCTTCCCATTGGGCAATGTAGCTCTCCCACTTTGCGGGGTCTGCAAACATGCCCACTACTTTGTAGGTTTCAAAGGCTTGGCGAACTTGGTAATCAACCTCAGTGATAGGGACTTCCCAGCCCTCACCAGCGGGGCCCTCTGGTTGCTCCCACACCTTGATCTCAAACAGGTGGCCATCAGATACACGGCAACCTATGAGCGCTGTGGCATCTGTTAGGCCTCTGGTGCGCTTTCTAGAGCCATCAAACCCCAGAGTGACCTCATCACCCTTGGCAACCTCTTTTGTGGCCGCACAGGCCATCCATTCAGGGCTGCTCACCCAAGCATCTTTAGAGCTGGTTGGCTGGTTGAAATAGTAGCGGCGTGAATCCTGTGGGTCATTGCGTGGATCATAAAACTCAGACAAAATGCGGTCCAAGTCCATAACCTCTGAAAACGGGCCATAGGTTTCTTTGAGCCCAGCGATAACCTGAGCCTCATCTGCCAGGTCAATGTCTGCATCTGCCTCCCTGTGGTCAAACAGTAGGCGCTGAATCTTTGTTTTACCCTCACGGATTAGTTTTGCCAATTCGTGGGTTTCCTCTGCGGCGGATTTCTCACCTGGTAGATACATTGTGGATGTTTCCAGGGACCAGGGCTCTGCGGCTTTACGCTTAGCTAGGTTTCGCCTCACCGTGTCATACATTCTTTTTAGTTCACGGGTTGTGTAGAGGTGAGTCTCATCAAAAACCACAAATGTTTCTTTACCGCCATCCTTTGAGCTGTTACTAGCTGTGGATGGAATAATCTCCCCGCCGCCTGGCAAAAAGATTCTGGTGAGTCCAGCGGCATCTCTTGGGAGTCCGTTGGCTAGAGGCCCCTCAGTGAGGTTGAAATAAACGTTGTCATAAGTATTGCCAGCCTGGCCTTCCTCTGTCGCTAGACAGCGGATTACGGGCGCTGTGACAGCTTTACCAAGGGGCTCACCTGGTTGATAGGTGTAAACAAACCCATCACGCTCATAGGTTTCACCGCCCTCAGCCCAGCCATCAAATCTGGCGGGTCCCATAGCCTCAAACAGCGTTATGAATCCAGCCAGCTCAGACTTGGCACGGCCTTTGGCACGGCTAATAAATGCTGAGTCATAAAGGCGGCGGCCACGATCATCAACGGCGTAGCTATCAAGGATGAACCCTGCAAATTCCTCATCAAGGATTACATCCTCACCCTGGACATCACCAGGGCCGTGAACGCAAAAGGTTTCTATCCACCAAAGGGCAACCCAGCCCAGTGACCTTTTCCTGTCATGGTGAGTTGCAAGAACTTTCTCACGCATCTAACAGCTTTTGCCTACGGTCATCAATAGATGAAACGGGGGCAACTGCAACCTGAGCCTCTGGCTCAACGTAGCGAATTCTCAAATCTCTGCGGGCATCAACGGTGGTGCCCAAAACTTTCTCACGCATCCTGAGCTCAGCCATGGCGGTAACCTGGCCGTGGGATGCTGCGGCATGAACCATAGCGGTATCAAGCGCAAAGGCCCAATCTGAATCCTGCCAGAGCACACAATGTGGCATCTTACAGAGCGCTGTCCACCAATCTCTGGTGCGCTTTTCAATTGGGATCTCAATAGGCTCATCACCTTTGAGCACTGTGCGGCTCAGGGGTAACTCTGGGTGTTCCCCGTCATAGGCCACATTAGGCACCTCTGTCCAGTCATGTGTAGGCTTATGCCTAGTGACTGTTGGGCGCTCTGAGGGCTTTCTCCCTGCCATTGCCATTTTGTCTCCATTTCGGACTGCCTAGCATTTCGCCTAAGGCAATAGGTGTGATAAATCTAAGTGTGCAAAGGCGGCCTGGTTTACTGCCTTACCTGTAACTGTAATGTATCTGCCATTGGGGTAGATTTCTACGCTCAAACCATTGCGGTTGAAACGGCGGCCTTTTTCCAAAGCTGCAAAACCCCAAATGTGCAAACCAGTGCCACTAGGGCTCACCTCAACATAGGTGTTAGGCAATGAATCAATCAAAGCCTGAGCCTCAGCGCTAGGCCTACCGTCATAGCAGTGGTCTAAGTCAATGCACACTATTCCATCACCGTTTAGGACAAACCCCAAACCATCTCCAGCGTTAGAGAGAGAGGCGGTCTGGTAATCGGTCCAGGTGTTGGGTTTAGTAGAACTAGCAGAAAAGCCTTGAGCGGTCATGGGCACTTTGTTGCGGTGCCTGATCCAGCGGTTTAGCTTTCTGAGCTCTACTGGGACATGGTGACCACGGTGAGATTTTACTCTGCACCTGGTCCCACAAAATCTAGGTTTACGGCCACGGGCTCCAGCCGTAACTGGGATGCCACACACTTCACAATTCATGTGGCTAGTTTATCGTTACAAGCCTGGCCAAGTCAATTATTTGCGGCGGCTATTTGCGGCCTTGAGTTTCTATAAGTAGCAGATAACCCTCATGTATTGAAATAAGCGCCTCTGTGGGCAGCCTCATGGATCCTAGGCAATGCCTATGGTTTGCGGGGTCAATGGTTTCT